CATCAACAAGGCGGAAACCGCCAATAAGATCATCTTCATCGGTTTCGATAGTAATGTTTACACGGATGAGTTCCCGACCCAGTTGCGCACACGCTTGTTCAACCGAGAAAGTCTTTCCGTTACCGGACAATCCCGTAATGAACGTTGGATAGAATAGACGGGACTGAATAATTTTTTTAAGATCACCGAAATTGCCAAACTTGACGAAGGTATCATCTTTCAGAGGAATGAGATTTTGTTCAATTGCAGGCATTGCTGCAGGAGCACTATAAGACACTTCCAGTTCTTTTACTGTCTCCTTTGTTACTTCAAGATTCCACTTACCGTGACCAGTCTTGTAGTCAGAAAGTTTTTTAGTAACAGTCTGGTAGTTTGCGCCATTCATTGCACACCAGGCACGAATATCACCAGAGGTTACAGACTCTCCATACACTGCCTGAAGAGAAGTGCGAATGTAATCGGGGGAGAGAGACATAATGTTGGTTGTTTGTTTTAACTGAAGTTATTATACACAAGAAAGGGCACTCATATGGTGCCCTCTGTGCCAGTTAAAAAATTGGATCACTTCTTGGCGCGAAGAGAACGCTTAGGAGCAACAGACTTCAAAGGTGATGATGGTGCTGGTTCAGCAGGTTTTGCTGCCTCAACAGGAGGTTCTGGAGCTGCTACTGGTTCTGGTGCAGGAGCAGGTACAGGAGCAGGTGCCTTTCCTCTAATGAGATCGCCAAATCTTGACATTTTTAATTCCTAATTTCTATAGAAATATTTATCAAGCGACGAGTTCAATAAACTCGGAGAGAATCCTCTTGTTAACCTTTTTGCCTTTGAGAGATTTTGCAAAAGCAGACTTGATTTGAGTTTTACTAGCACCATCATTAACATCAAAATCAGTATTGCTGGAGAGTGACGATGCAGAGATTGCAAAGTAAGAACGATATCCAGAGTTATGAATAGTGAAAGAACGTTCTTTCTTCCAAACCTTTTGAAGTTTGACAAATCCCTGAAAATCAGTGTAACGACGTATAAAACTGTTAGCGTCACGAGGTTCAAGGACACGAATACCGATGAAGTTGGTATCAGGATGACTGTCTGACATCAGTCGCAGAAAACTATCTGTGACATCCCACCAATTGTGTCCAATGTGATAGGTCCTACCATTTTTACGATTGCGAAGGTAACAATTCTCACCGAAACTACGCATACCCAAATAAGGTTCAGACTCCCAATGACGCTGAACTGTTTTATGAAACTTGTTAGAGCAACCCTCACCATCAGTGAGAACAACACACTGAACTTTCTGAAGTTTGTTTTCCTGCTTGAATTTAGGAATGATAGAGTTAAATCCAACCAGTGCTTCATTCAAAGGTGTGCCTGACAGATGCAAACCAATAGGAATACGATACTCAATATACCTAGTGAAAGACCAAGCGACACGGAACATATTACGCATCTGCCGTTCTAGATCTTTCAGTTTAGTTTTGTGCGTGAACAGGTGCAGCAGACTAGTCCAGTCAGGAATAGCCATAACACCTTCTTTTGGTTCATAACTACCACGAGGAAGATAAGAAGTATTGTCTTCCCAAGGATAATCGTTCGTGAAAGCATACACATCAAAAGGAATATTAACTTTCTTACAGAACCACATCAGGTTGAAGAGTTGTTTCATAGTGTCTTCCATAACATTGGTCATTGAACCAGACCAATCCAACAAGAACATTAGACCGTGACTCTTTCCTTCAGCAAGGGTAGTTACTTTTTTAAACAGGTCTTCATTGTATCGATAAGTATGTAACTTGCTTGTATCGAGCACTCCAGTCCGACTAGTAGTAGCACGAGCATAAGAGTCTGCAGACTTACGGCATTCGAATTCTTTGACAAGATAGTTCACCTCCTTTTGTGCGGATTTTTTAAATTTTTGAAAGGCAGAATCTACAGGGTAGAAAATTTCCTCTGGAATATCATCCCATTCAGAAAAACCACTGTGCAGTTTTTCATTACTGATCACCATCTTATCAGTGTTGATCTCTGGGAGTTCAATGTACTCATTCTCTGTGGTCATACGATTGACCAGATTTTTGAGTCCTTCCTCAAGAGACTTCATCGTCTCAACTTCAGGTTCTCCAAATTGTTCTGCTTCACCATCATCTAGTTCAGATTGATCTTGAGTATCAGCACCTGCAGTGCCACCATAAGATTCATCTGGGTTGGGTTCTTCAGACTGACCCTCATCACTACTGGAACTGTCTGATTGTTCAGAATTAGAACCTTCATTTGCAGGTGATTGAGGTGGTTCTGCATCTTTATGTTCCTTCTTGCAGAAGTCATACAAGATTTTAGAAACCTCCAGGACATCAGCAAAAGTTTCTGTGTTAGCAATCAAGTTGAGGATTTCACGTTCCTCATCATTGAAAGGGATTCCAACAAAACTACCAATCTTGAAATACAGGTTTGCTTTGTCGGCAAGATTCATAGTGCTGACATCATCATCAGCAATATCAAAGAAGTCAGCATCAGACAGTTCTTTGTATCCACGAAAGAAACTCTTGGAGATACCAGCGTACCTACGCTTCATCAGTTTCTCAATACGAACATCTTCAACCACATTCACAAACTGTGGAGGAATCTTATGTTCTTTGATCCAATCTTCATCTGGTGTGTAGAGAGCGTGTCCTACTTCGTGAGCAACCAGAAGATCATATACATTATTACTTGCTTTCTCCCACATCGGCAGAGTCAACACACGAGTGTGGACGTTGAAGCAAGCAGTTTCAACTTTCTTGTTCTCCACAATCAAATCTTCAGTCGCAAGCAGTTTAGCGAGTTGAGACTTGATTTCGTGTTTGACTGCCATTTGTCCTTTGCGTATGGACGTATTATACAAAAAAAGGAGGTCCCAAGACCTCCTAGTGGACAGTTTTTAAACTGGACTCACTTATGCTTTCTTATGCGTTGGGTGAGAACTTTCTTCAAGAACCTCCATTTCGGTGATAGGCATACCCTTCTCTACACCGTGCTCAAACATTACATCATAGTGATGGACAAATCCGTTTCTATCAGGTTCAGCGTGCTGACCGAAGATGCAGGTTCCTTCACCAAACTCTTCGTGGCAGACTTTCTTGGCACAATTGTGCTCACCCTTTTCAGACTTGGGTACGCAATCCTCTTCTTTCTTGTCTTCTTTCTTCTCGTAGATAGAAGCATATGCTTCTCTAAGAGAAATAAATTTTTTGGAGTCCATCGTATTGCAGTGTTTTCAAATATTTATAAAACTCTAATGCTATCACGGGAAAACGATGTGTATCTAATTTTACGCTTCAGGTCTTGTAATGCTGCTCTACGAGCTCTCATTGCCTGTGGTTTGAGAGTTCGCTTTGCTTCTTTCTTGGAATGGTGCTGCCAGTTGGGTGTGTTCATTTTAGGTAACGGCCCAGTCTATGACCGTGCGAATTTTTTGATTGTAAGACCATACAGATTTTAGCATATCGGCATTGATTCCGTTGGATTCCATCTGAACTATCAAGGAATTCAAATCTTTAGGGAAACAAGTTCCACCAAATCCACGATCATTATCAAATCCAGGAACTTGAGTGTGAGAATTTCCAATTCGACTATCAGATGTTACACCATCAGAAACTACACTATAATTCATTCCAGTTGCTTCACACAAATCAAACATTTTGTTGAAGTATGCAACTTTACACGCTAGGAAACTATTTGCAAAGTATTTAATAGCTTCACTCTCATCAGAGGTTGTAATCACACTTGGAATATCTGGAAAAATAGTTGAAAAGAAATTGACAAATTGTTTGCAAAGATTTTTGTCTCCACCAACAACATTTCTTTCAGAATTTCTAAAATCTTCTACTGCATTTCTTGCAGTTAAAAATTCTGGATTGTGAATAACCTTATACTGTTTAGAATACTTTTTAGTTGTACCAATAGGTACTGTTGATTTAATTACAAATATGCCCTCAACGTTTTTGGGAAGACTTTCAAAAAAAGTATCTAGAATTGAAAGATCACATTCACCTTTACTTTTCATCGGAGTTGGAAGACAAACAAAAATAAATGTCTGACTAAGAACCTCATCTAAAGTATTGAATGATTTATTCTTATCTACATCAAAAACTTTACAAGTTACCTTGTCTCTAAGATTTTGATATACTGCGTTACCAACAAATCCATTTCCAATAATACCAATCATAAAATCATCCTACTAAATCCTTTTACTTTTTCAAATTTTATCACATTCTCAAACTTATCGAGCATATCTTGTTTATGTGAGATAACGAAGATGTTTGCGTCTTGAACAACATAACGGATGATCTTAAGGAACTCATCTGTTCCAAATCCGTCAAGAGATGAGTCAAAGACTTCATCCATAATCAGCAGGTTAGTGTTGGCGGAATTTTTGACCCTAGCGACTTCCCTCCAGGTAAAAAGTAATGCTAGGTCAATTCTCATCTTCTCACCTTCACTGAATGAACTATATGAGAAGTTTTCGTGGATAGGGGACTCAATGTTTTCACCAAATTCTTCATCAAGTTTAAAGTTGATGTAGAAGTCCATCATCTGTAGGTAACGGTTTACCTGCTGATTTATGAACGGAAGATACTTCTTAATAATCTTCGTTTTTACGCCATCGTCCTTAAGTAAGGAATAGGCAAAATCGTGATAAACGATTTCTTGTTTTTTGTCTGATAAGTCTTCAATTGTCTTGTGGAGATTTTCTCTAAACTCTTCTAACTTCTCATGCTCAGTATTTCTGTTCTGTAAGTTGTTGGTAATAGTTTGAATTTCATTTTCAAGACCTCGGATCTGTCTCTGGTTGAGATTGATTCGAGTATTGTTTTGAGAAATGTCATGCGTTAGTTTCGTAATCTCCTTGGAAAGGGCAATGAATTGACGCTCTCGTTCTTGTTCGAACTTTATTGTTTTCTCAAGTTCTTCATAACCATCTCTAAGTTCCTTTGCTTTATTTTGAGCGTCCTCAATTCTATTTAACCGAAACTCTTCTTCAATATCTTGAGTACAAGTAGGGCAGACCGTATTTTCTGTGAAAAACTTATGTTCTTTGGTAATTGTGCCTACTTTTTGGGACAATTTACCCTTCAGATTGTTTAGTTTTGCTAACTTGTCCTCTGCTCCAGTGACGCTTTCTTGCTCCTTCGCAAACTGCGAAATAGATTCTTCAAGACCTTCATTCTCCTTCATATAAAGAAGAACTTCCTGATCTAATGTATCAATCTTTTTATTATTAGCATCGATATTTGCATTGCCACGATTCTCTAATTCTTCGATGAAGTTCTTCTGCATCTTCATCTTGTCCTTTAGAGTTTCTTTCTTCAGGTCTAAAGACTTGACTTGATTCTTCTTTTCTCTGACATACTCTTTGAGGATATTATTCATAGCAGAGAAAATTCTGATGTCCAGAAGATCCTCAATAACTTCACGACGATTAGAAGCAGTGAGTTGCATAAAGGGTACAAAAGTGCTGCTACCCAGGATTACAATCTGCGTGAAGGACTTGTAATTCAGTTTAAGGATATTTTCTTCCAAGATACGCTGCATCGCCCTGTCGTCTGCCTCACGATGCAATGGAGTGCCATTTACAATGATATCAAAGAGATTTGGTTTGATACCACGACGAACAAGGTATTGTCTTGTATTGACTGTAAATTCAATCTCAACCACACACTCACGCTCATTAGTCGTGTTTGCCAGTTGCGGTTTATTGATCTTACGATATGGTTTATTAAAAAGAACAAAGGTCAAGGCATCCAACATTGTGGACTTACCTGCACCATTAGTTCCGACGACTAGATTAGTTCTATGCTGATCAAGGCATACTTCTGTAAACTGATTTCCAGTGGAAAGAAAGTTCTTATACCTGATCTTCTGAAACGTTATCATCTAGTCTGGGGGGAATAACAATATCACTGGGTTTGACCACAGTATAACGATAATTATACAACTTACAGGTCCGAATTGCAAGTGCTCCGTCAACCTCTATGACTTCCATCTCAGCGTCTTCCTGATCGTTGAGTTGCATAGCATAGCGTTCTGCGTCATCTTCTTCCTCAAAGAGAAAGAGGACCTTATTACCTTTACGGTCGTGAACCGCATAGGCACCGTCCTCTTTTTGATCTTTGACTGTAAGAAGAAACATTACTCTACCTCACACGCTTGAGCATAGATTTTCTGCAGAATGCCTTTGACAACGGTTTTGTCACAATCCATTTCTGCCTCATCAATATATCTATTCAAAATACAAATTGTGTTTTCCGTTTCTTCTACTTCAAAGTCATCATCACAGTGAATTTCAAAGTTTTCAACAATCTTCAGATCTTGAACACCGATTGAATAGAGTTTATCAATAAACTTTTCAAAATCTTTAGGACTACTCTTTTTCTTGACGATGACTTTTACAATCTTTTCTTTGTAGTCTCTAAAGTCAAACAACTTGTAGTTGGTATCTTCATAGTAGAGATTTCGGAAGATTGTGTATGGATTATTGATATGTTCGTGCTCTAGAGTTTCAGTATCAAAGATTGTGAAACCACGAGGATCATTTACATCATTCCAATACATCTCATACGGATTGCCTAGGTAGAAGATTGTTCCGTTGTCGCTCCGTGTATGGTAGTGTCCTGAAAACACTTTGTCGAACTTCTCAAATACGTCGCAGTCCATACCTTCTTCCATGACGTGTCCGCGATGCGCTCTAAATCCGTTGAGCTCAAGGTGCCCCATCGCGCATGTGCTATTAGAAACTTTAATAGATTGGACACTACTTTCAAAATTTTCATTGTTAATCCAGGGAATGAAAAGTACTTTGAGTTTATCTAACTTTACTTCCTCAACTTCAGGATAAACAATAACATTTGGATATTGTTTAAGAAGAAGTCCAACTGTATTTACCTGATTCGTATTCTTATAATATGCAGTATGGTTGCCAACAACAGTATGAACTGTGATGCCCAATTTTTCTAGGCGATCATAGTAGTTCTCCTTTGCCCATTCAAGTGCCCACAGATCAATACTCCGACGATTGTCAAAGGTATCTCCCATATCGACTACAGTCTTGATATTATTTTCTTCTAGGTATGGAAAGAAAATCTCATCATAGAACCGCTTGAAATGGTCGTGAAGATACTTAGAGGACTTTCTAGCACCAAAGTGCTGGTCTGTGATAATGGCAATCTTCATCGATTAGTAGTCTTATATTGAATATTATCCTTGATAGCATTATAGTCTGAACTGCTACCAGAAAGCAAGCTATCGTCAACCATCATAACTTCATCAAATCCAGTACGTTCGATGATCTTGGTTTTGATTTCTAACTGCTTCTTCTCCTTTTGGATCCTGCGGAGAAACGCATAATGAATGATCTGCGTAAAGTAAGCAAAAGGATTCTTGGATTTCTCAGGATCAAAATTATGAATGTACTGAATGCAATTTTCGATTCCATCTGAGATCATATCGTCGCGGAACATATAGTTGACGAAGTTTGGTTTATACGACAGGTGTGTCGCAATCTTCAAAAAACATTCGCCAAGATAGTTGGAGATCTTTGGTTTATCATCCCAATGCTTTGCTCTCTCTTCTTTCGTTGTGATTTCTTTATTGAAAGTCTTCAAGTGAGACTTTTCAACTTTTGTACGATAAACAATTAGTGCTTCAAGAAGTTCCTTGTTGTTTACATAATGTTCTGATTTCTTTCTAGACATAATACCATTGCTAGTTTTAGATAAACTCTTGTTATGTACATATTATAACACACTTTCAGGGCTTGACAAGATAGTGAAATATGAATAGAATACCTTTGTTAGGTTTGAAGGATCAGCTCTAGCTTTCTTTAGTATCTTTTAGTTTATAGAGATCCTCTAGCATTTTTCTAGCATCCTCTACTGAAGAAATATATCCCATCTTACTGGTAATTGTTGCTTCTTGGGAATTTTTTACTTCTTCTTCATATGCAGAATCTTCTGCACAATCTTCAACATAATTGGTGTATATCCTAATCATATTTTCATCTTTCACTTCAGACATAGTAACGATCTTATCTAATTTAATTGCAAACAAATCATCAGAAGGCAATGTCATCCACGGTTTGACCTTCAGTAGTGACCCTGCAGGTGTGTTGATGACTTTCATAATAACTGGAGTTTGCATTAGCAGGATCTCTTCCCCTTCTACGTCATCAGCGTAGACAAGGGCAAAGATTTCTTCTCCAGTGGTTAGTTTGATTGCGCTGTAAAAAGCATCTCCCATATTAATTCTTAAGTGGTATGTTTACAATATCGTAGTTGAAGTTCTCTTCGTTATATACTTTGATTCTCTCAATCAGATGATTAAGTGTATAATTTTTCCTGGATTTGTATGATATGTCGTCAGCAATATCATAGAGTGTTGCCTTCGTCTTGTTATTTCCTTTTCTAAGTACCCTTCCAATAGATTGGAGATTCCGTATTCTAGACTTGGAAGGAGAAGCAAAAATGACATTATGGAGATTCTTGATATTGATACCAGTAGAAAACGTTCCATATGAAGCGACAATAATCGCGTTGTTCTCTTGCTCTGTAATCTCCCTCACCTTTTCTCGATCTTCGGTAGCAACACCACCGTGAACAAAGAAGACATGACGATCTTCGATACTGCTATTTATCAAGTCATATAATGGTTGTCCGTGACCTTCAACTCTTTGAAAAAGAACTAGTGTGTTCCCTTTGAGATCCAATGCAAGATTACGAATAAACTTATTGCGTCTTTCGTGATTGATGATATACTGGACTTCTTCCTCAAAGTTCTCAAACTTATGTGGTGAGTGCTTCAGTAGAAGCACATTGATGTCCAGTTTAGCAACGTGCCCTTTCTTCATCAGTTCTTCTGTTCTGATGATTTTATATGCAGGACCAAACAATCCCTCAAGAACCCACTTGTGAGTTTGTGTTCCATCAAGGGTTCCAGTAAATCCATAACGAAACTTTGCATCAGAAAGTTTTGACATTATAGATATTAAAGATTTTGACTTAAACTGGTGTGCTTCATCTCCAACGACCACATTAAATCTTGAAAAGTATTTGCGAGGAAGTTTGTAGATGGACTGCCAGGTGGTGATAATCACTTGTGAGTCAGTTTCTCTTTCACGTCCAGCATATATTTTGTGGCAAAATGAACCTACGTCCCAGCCATAGTCTGCAAAATCTTTATACATCTGCTCTACTAGGGAAGTCGTCGGAACGACTATCAGAGTATTTTGTCCGCGCTCAACGTGATATCTCACAATCGAATATATCATCAGAGACTTTCCAGAGGCAGTTGGGGATATCAACAACCTTCTATTATGCCGTAGGGCGTCGTATACTCCCTCTACTTGGTAATCCCGTGGAGCATACTTACTGATAGACGTTATATAATCTTTCACACCTTCCTGTGAAATCATCTCATTTACTTCAAATGGTAACCCATAATACGGATTATTCAAAAATTCATAACTGTACTCATGAGACTCACAAAAATGTCTAATTTTATCTAACAGACCGACATAGATCTCCCCTGTCTGCACATTAAATAAACGAATTTTTCCATCCCAATACTTACTACGGTATTGAGGCATAAATTTTGCACCAGGCACATCAAATGTGAACTGGTCTGCTAGTTCGTAATATACGTGTGGGTCTGCTTGAATGTGGAGATATACTTCGTTCTTCTTACTAATAATCAAATGAGACATAACTCATAATATTAAGATATTAGTATTTATCTGGGCGTGTCAAGCCATATGTTGGGAAATTTGATCGGTAGTTGAGTTTCTTGTTTGTGAATTTCTTAATGCAGTTGGCTGATGTCTACGTGGCAACTTGGAAATTCTCTCTCTTTCTTTTTGTGCAGCAGCTTGACGTTGTGCCTCTGCTTGAGCAGCAGCTGCCTCTTGATTTGCCATCATCTGCTGAGCATACTGCTGTCTCAATGCCATAATCTTCTTCTGGCGTTCAGTAGGTTCTTGCTGCTGTGGTGCTGCCTGCTGTTGTTGTGGTGCAGGTCTATAATCAACCTTCACGTTACCAGGTCTGTTATCGCCTTTTGGTAATGCTTGTCTTGGTCTAGCACTGACTTGTTGCTCTGCAGGTTTAGCAGTAGCATCAGATTTCTTGGTTGCACCAGTCAAAACTGTACCAGCAGTTCCTGG